CTAATCTAAACTATCAATATCTAAACTATTAATAGCCGTTTCAATATCTTTATTAATAGCTTTTGCATCCTTTCCCTGTTCTAGCCTGTTCCTTTCTAACAGATACAGTAAAACGTGCGCTTTCATTCCAAACGCGCCAGACAATAAATAAAGTTTATTGATAGTCAGGTGTGCAACATAATTCTTTTTAATTCTTTGCCAATGTTTTGAACTCATTTGCATAATTCTGCAAACGTCAATAACTTTTAAATTGTGGCGTATCAATAACAATTCTAATGGGTGTTTAATCTTGCTATTATTTACAGAGTCTTTGCAGTTGTTTAATCTTGCCATTATCAATAAGACCTAATCCAATTAGTTATAGGTTGGGGAGGTTTAAGAGGGGTTATCTCTCTGTCTCATCCTCATGTATGCAAATTTAAGCCAATCGAATCTAATTAACAAGCGAAATTCAATATTTCCCGAAGTACAAAGGTTTAGGGGATATAATACTAGGTCTGTAATTATATTTTGTACCAATATTAGCTAACTAGTTGATTATCAACACATCATTAATATCAATAATTAGTTTCAATCTCAAAAAATATTAATTAAAGGAGGGTACACGGTCGCAAAATCGGGCTTTTCGTTCGATACACCCCCCCCTCGAATATAGTGCGAACCCCATTTATCCTTCCCCACAAAAGACTAAAACATTCTAAGGTATGGATGAATTTACCCCGAAATTAGAGCAAATTGAGTGAGTTTTGATTGGCTTTGGACACGATATTTGGGAGAATGAGGGGTAAAGAAAGATAGGTATAGGTATAAATTTGCAATAATAATCGTACATATAGCTATAATTGAATAGGGACGTTTTGAGGCCACTTGGAATATTTTTGGACACTTATATTGGGTGTGTTTTTATATGCTACTGAGGGGGCTAAAATGGGGGTAAATCAAGATAATGCAATATATGTTTGTTTTATATGTATTAATGTTGTAGTATTGCGGTGAAAAGTGTCAATTAACTGACGTTTTTTTCGGGTGTCAAAAACCGTGGTAAGGCAAGTATAGTATGTGTTTGCTGGGTTTGAAAACCGAAAGTAGAAAAAGGAGTAAAGAGTACTCCGATTTCTCAAAATCAAAATATGCTCTACAACTCAATACAGTAAAGGATTTGCGCTATAAGTCGAATGTCAAAAAATTGACACTTTTGGAGAGGGAGAAGCTGCTATCTAATAACCCACTGGTAGGTTTAGACTTCGTTATTCCCGTCAGAAAATTGACAGTGGATAAGTCGTATAAGCTTAGTAGTGGGGTGTCTGTACCTGTCGAGTTAGATTTAGAGAGGGAGAGTGTAGTGAAGGTGTATGTTAAACCTGAGAATAGGGTTAGCATAGCTAATCTAAGTTCTGGCGCTCAGAGGCTGTATCTTCATATCCTGCATAAAGTAGAATATGGGATGGATTATGTGGAGATTAATGTAGTTGGTTATATGAAGGAGAATAGGGTAGGTTCGGTTAATACTTATAAAAAGGCATTAGATGAATTGATTAGATATTACTTTATAGCCCAAAGTAAGATAAAGGGAGTTTACTGGATTAACCCCAGGTTATTCTTCCGAGGCAATAGAAAGGATAAATACCCAAAAAATGTAAAAATTAAATAGAAAGATATGAAAGAATTAACCGAAGAAGAAATAGCAAAATTCCCCCCTAAGCCAATATACCCAATGGTTCGGGTGGATGATAATGGTTACAGGGTAGCCTTTGAGACTTATTTAAGGCAGAAACATACTGATGGAAAGTGGTATGTAGTTCATTTTTTTGATATGTGGCGGAATGTAGAAAAGATTGAAGATTACCTTAATAGATTTCATCATTGGGTGTATATGTTTCAAATTAAAGGCATAATCACTCCAAATGCAAAAATAACTGATGGGGTTGGAGGTTCTAAATTAATTCACCCTTTAGACGAGAATCAGGAGGATGAGTCGGAAAGGTTAAACAAAATAATGGGGATATGAAAGAAAAAGAAAAGTATAAGATAATACCGCACAGTATAATCCAAAACAAAGCCCACAAGATAACAGGAAGTATATTTTATGGTGAGTGCGTTATATGTATGTTAAAGGACGGTGTAACCGCAAAAGCTTCAAACCAGTTTCCCTTTTCCCCATTTAGAACTAATTTCTTCTTTTGCAATAAACATACAGAGAAGGTTAAGACTATTAACGATAAAGAAGGGGTTTTAGAAGGGTGGTATGATAAGTATATCCGACAAGTAGAAAAGTTAGACCGAATCTAAATAGCGAAGAATATTAGGATATATAAAATATAATGTATAATATTGTCGAGAACTAAGAAAACTAGAATATGATAATAAAAGACAAATCAATTTACCCCAATGTTAAAATAGAGGATAATGGCTATAAAATGTTGATTGAGTCATTCCTGCGAAAGAAACACAGTGATGGTAAGTGGTATTTGGTTCATTTTAGGGAGATTATTAATCTCCTGAAATGCCCTAAGCTGGAAAAGCATTTTTATGTAGATAGGTTCCATACTTATGTGTACATGTTTCTTATTCGAGGCTCTATCACCCCTGATGCACAGTATAGCCACATAGATATGCCTGAAGATTATGTCCATAAATTAGACGACAACCAAGAGGATGAGGCTGGAAGAATGACACGCCATATACGACAATATAAAGGTTAATTTTCGATAGTTGTATCTTTTTTATTTCTAAGCTTATCAATGGGTGAAATGGTAATGTGTGGCTCATTTTGGCATATTTACACTAGTTGGTCGGAATTAATCCGATTAAAGAACTTATTTAGACCGAATCTAAATAAGCTAAATGTTAGGATAATAGAAAATAAATCACAATCTTTGCAAAAACGAACTAAATTAAAATGGCAGATATAAGTATGTGTTTAAATAAGAGTTGTCCTATTAAAGATAAGTGCTATAGAACTACAGCTATCCCGAACGAGTTTCGCCAAGCCTACTCAGAGTTTAATTATAATAAGGAGACTGAGTCTTGCGATTACTTTTACGACGATATTTGGTCAGGTCAATTACACGCCAATAGGAGTAGCCCTACCAACGGTAATAAAAAATGATAGAAATAATCAAAATTGGAAGCCCCCCTGACAGGAATGGGGGTGATGTTACTTGTTGGTGCTGCAGGAGTGAGATGAAGTACGAGTGGTCGGATACAAATGTACGCCCTCAGTCAATTATGGATTCAATCAGAATAATTACATGTCCAATATGCTCAAACGAAATCCCAATAGCAACATGAAGGGCTACTTAAAATCGCCATTCGCAAGGTTTTTGCTTCATGTGTTTGCACTGACGATACTACTATTAATAGTTGACCAGTCGTTGCACCCTATAGCTTTTCAAATCCCATGCAGGTATATTTGGAGATAAGTTAGGATATTTAGTAAATAATTACAATCTTTGTGGAATAAATTAATATAAACTAAACTAAAACAAATGTTTGAAATATTTAGGAGCAGAAAAGTTAAGCTAGAGCTAGCAAAGAAGGTAAATAAAGAGTTAAGAAACAGGTTGGCATTAGAAACCAGTCGGGTGGTTAGTTTGAAGGTTGCTGTATCTATAAGAGAAAAGCTAATTAGACAGTTAGAGAGGGATGTTATTGAGTTAGAGAGGGATGTTATTGAGGCTGAGAGTGGCGTAACGATAGTTCAAGTTAGCTAGTGGATAAGGTGGGAGAAATAGACAGCCTTGATTCAATAGAGAAGCTCTCTATTTATATGCACTACTTTGTTAATAATAACACACTAAAGATAGTTTATGGGGGGGTTTTTGTCTACTCTTTTGACGATTTCATTTCAAAAGACAGGATAGATATTAGGGATATGGGTGAAAGTTGGAAGACTAATGGTATGGCGAGTAGATTTTGGGTGCAGTTGGGCGGTATTTACGATTACTATTGGAAGTTTAAGGATGAAATTACATTGATATAGTAGATGGAGCAGAACTTTAGGGGACAGGTTGTAGCAATATGGAAAGATTTAGACTTTAATGGAAAGTTGATAGCTAAAATTGACACTAATCCTGAAATGCACTTCTTTGTAAACAGATTAAAGGTTAAGGAAGGCGATATTGTGGAAATTATAAAAGAGGAAAACGAAATGAATTATAAATCAGTAAAAGTGAAAGTAATAACTAAATAAAAACAAAAAAATGGCAGAAAAGAAAGAAAAGATTTATGCGGCAGGACTAAGAACCTTCCCGAAACATGAAAACGCACCTGATTTCGTATTAGGAACGCTAATTATCACTCCAAACGAATTATTTTCGTGGTTAAAAGAGAATGAGCAATATTTGACTGAGTATAAAGATACTAAACAGTTGAAATTGCAGATATTAAATGGCGATAAAGGGATTTATACAGTTGTCGATACATGGAAGCCAAGTGGAGAAGGTAAAACTGAAACAGCTAAGGCTGAAGCGCCTTCAGATGACCTTCCTTTTTAAATTTGTATGGAAAATGAAAAAGTAAAGTTTAGTTGCCAACATAATCGCTATACAATTCTAGGCAGGTACGCAGTCTGTCGGGATTGTGAGTTTCGTTGGATTTATAAAATTTAATTTAAACTATAAAATTGAAATCTATAATGATTACTGAAGAATTACTAAAGGATATGATAGTAGATAGCAAAATTGGTGAATACGAAAAGGGGATTAAGCTAGAGTGTATTAAGATCGCTAGTAATTACGCCTTCGATGCATCGGATTTAATTATAAAGGCTAAGAAGCTCTATGACTTTATTTGCCTGTGAACATATTTGATAATGTAAAGCTACGTGAAGTTAAAAAATCTACTCTGGTCGGAGAGAAGGTATTATCCTCTAGGAATTAGCAAAGTCGAGTTTACGTAGTTGTTTTATCTCACGTCTCGGCAAAGGATAGTAAAGACTGACAGCAGGGAAATAGCCGCAGCCCTTTTTGGGTAAAATAAAGCAAATAAAAATAAGATATGGAAGGTTTTTTACTAAATCGCCAACAAGATTAGATAAACTATGATAGCGGTAGAAAGAATGCAACAAGACGTTTCGGATTATATCCTTAAAAAGAAGGGCGTGAGGGTTAATGTTAATATTAAGAAAGGGTTAGATAGTCGTAGCCCTTTCTTCCCAATAGATTATGCTCGCGAAGTAGCTAGGTTATTTGAGGCTTGGGTAAAAACTGACGGATTCTATTAATATTAGATAAATTTTACTATCTTTGCCAAAATGAGCCACATTAGAGAAATACGAAAAATTACAATAGGTTTCGACCCAAAAGATGCTATGGTTTTCTTAGTAGGTCAAATAGCTGCAGGTGGAAAATCAGGTTATAGGGTAAGCTCAATAATTGAAGAGCAAAAACACTTTATATTATTTGGAATAAAAAGATATAATGTATATATTGCAACCCTAAAAGGAGATGAAGTAATGTGGAAATCTTTCGAGGGTGTTCCCGTTACATTAGAATATAGCTTGCCTGGAGATGTAGAAGACATCACAGTAGGATAGAATAAAATAAAACAGATTGAGAACAGTAAAAGACATCTTTTTTGTAGATGCCGACTTTAATGCCAATAAGACTATGGATATTAAGGGGGCAGACGGTGAAAGGTTATACATTGATATAGATTTCGACCCCTACGCATACGCCACTCGGATAGGCGCTATTACGCACACGCCACTAATCATAGGAGATAAGTATAAGTACCTTACTAAACTAGATAAGGGTGATATAGTCATTTTCCATCATTTTGTATGTCAGGAAGACAACAGAGTTATTGTTGATGGTAAACACTATTTTAAAGCAGACTTTTGCCACTTATTCGCTAAAATTAAGAATAATACAGTAACCCCCCTAGAACAGTTTATTTTTGTCCGACCTATTAAGGATGAGGTTAAGTTTATGGGGAAGTTACAAATAAGTTTTGAGGATAAGAATTTAAAGTCAACAGGGATTATTGAATATTTAAGCGAGGAAGCGAAGGGTGTTGGACTTAAAGTAGGGGATAAGGTGTTCTATACTAAGAATGCCGAGTATAAGATGAATATTCTTGGAACGGAATTTTATAGAATGCGAATCCGTAATATTCTATTAGTTGAAAGGGATGGCGATTTAATATGTCTTAATGATAGGCTATTGTTGAAAGCTATTAAAAAGACGGGAATGTGGGTTACAGGAAATGAAAAGGCATTAACGGCTGAGGTATGTGGAGTAATGGATGGCGAATCGCATATCGCGATAGGCGATATTATAGGTTATTCGAGGGGGCTAGACTACCCAATAGAATATAAGGGAGTTGAATATTTACTAACGAGAAGAGAAAACGCAAATTATTTGGCATGAAAATAAAATCAATAATAGCAGCACCAACTTGTAATCGCATTTTAATAAAGCAAAGCGAGATAGAGCAAAAGATAGAAGGGATTCACGTTCCTGAGACAGCGATAAAAAAGCCTAGAAAAGGAATAGTGGTCGCTGCATCAGAAGAATATAAATGCCCAGCCAATGGGGTAGTAAAGCCAGTTATAGCGGTTGGAGATGTGGTAATGTATGAGAATCATACGGGAGTCGAAATAGAAATTGATGGCGAAGACTTTATTTTACTAAAAGAGCCTGACGCATTTGTAGTATTATGAGTAAAGCAGAAGAATTAGCAGAAAAGGTTTCGGAAGACTTAATTAATCTAATTGGGCTTTATTTGGCTAATATAGGTAAGGATAAGGAAGCGAATGAAAAGCTATATGGGGAATTAGATAAAGAATGGAAAAAATATGTTTATACTATTAATAATAGGCAGAAAGGGGTTAAGGTATCTCCGCAAGCGTTTGGATTAGAATTGAAAAAGAAATTAGAAGAATCACTAGAAAATAAAATAAAATGAAAAGAAAAGTATTACAAGGAAAAGAAGCTAGAGAAAAGCTAATGAAAGGCGTTAACCTCGTTGCTGACGTTGTAGGTAAAACTATGGGTAGCAATGGTAAGACTGTTATGGTTAGCGATGGTAGGGATACTATCCCGTGGGTGACTAAGGATGGCATTTCTGTGGCTGCCTCAATACGGTCTGAAGATGAAATAGAGAATGTAGGGGTTATGGCTATGAAGAATATTGGCGATAAAACCGTAATAGAAGCAGGAGATGGGACAACACAGACTATCGTATTGGGTCGAGCTATGTTAAAAGAGGGTTATGCTAAGATAGACCAGGGCGCTCAATCCCAATCTGTAAAACGAGGGATGGACAAAGCTGTTTCTATTGTAGTTGACAAGGTTAAGGAGTTATCAGAGCCTATTAGCCATGATGATGAAAAGCTATTAAGTGTAGCGTCAATATCTGCTAATAATGACCCTGAGATAGGTGGTCTTATTGCTAATGCTTATAGCAGAATAGGACCAAGTGGCTTACTTTCTATAGAATATTCTAAGACAGCAAAGACCTACACAGAAGTAGTTGACGGATTTGAGTTTGATAGAGGCTATCAACATGCGGGGTATGTTAATGTTCCTGAGAAGATGCAAGCTGTATATGAGAATCCTTTAATATTAGTGGCTGACTATGACCTTATAACCTTAAAAAGTATAGGGGAGATATTAAAGCCAATGCTAGAGTCTGAAAAGCCTATCATTATAATAGCAAAAGGGATTGAAGGCGAGGTATTCCAAACTCTCCTTTCCAATAAAGCACAACATGGAGTTAATGTTTGTACTATTAAAGCACCAAATAGATACCAAGAGGAATGTCTTAGCGATATAGCTGTAATGACAGGGGCTACATTAATAACAGACAAAATCGGTCTTAAATTAGAAAGTATTAAGATGGAGCATTTAGGTACGTGCAGTAAAATTATAGTATCCAACGACACTACAAAAATTATCGAAGGTAAGGGTGATAAAGATAAAATTAAAGCTAGAGAGGAAGAAGTTAGCGTATTGTTAGAGCAGTCTGATGACAGTTTAGTTAAAGATGAACACAGAAAGAGGTTGGCGCAACTTACTAGCAGTATTGGGGTTATCTATGTAGGAGCTTCGGGGGATTTAGAAGCAAAAGAAAAGCTAGACAGGGTTGATGATGCAGTTCGAGCGTCTAAGTCGGCTATTGAAGAAGGTATATGCTCAGGAGGAGGTGTAACATTACTTCGATGTATTAGCTCACTATATAGCGTAAAGTGTGATAATGAAGATGAGCAGGATGGAGTGGATGTGATACGAATGGCGCTAGAAGTTCCTGCCCGACAAATACTAAAGAATGCCGAGGTATACCAAAATAAGTATATCCGATTATTGTCTAATTTAGTTGGAACTACACTAGAAAATCCTATGATAAAAAAGATTAAGGCAGAAAAGGGTGATATTGGATACAACGTAAAAACAATGAAAATGGAAAACCTTAAAGAGGCTGGTGTGATTGACCCTAGTAAAGTTATACGTGTTGCATTACAGAATGCTAATTCTATGGCTGGCTCTATGATAACTTCGGATAGTTTAATTGTTGATGTACTAGAAAAAAATGGATAACGGAACAATGTGCGATGGTGGTAAATGCCCACTAAGAGAAAATTGTCAGCGATACTCAGAATTTGCCGACAAATATGTATCAAGATTACTTACCCCGCCTTACACAATTAAGAAAGGGTTATTTGATTGCGATTCCTTAATTACCAAAAATCAAGTTGACCTATTAGAGGAAATTAAAAATAAAGAGAATGAGTAAAACTTATACTAACCTAGACCAGCTTGGGTCATTAAAGAAAGAGCTAGAACAGACTGAGAAAAATACGTCTTTGACTCAAAAGATTAACTGGGAAAGAGGTACGATAACTTGGGGAGATACAGGCGATTCTGATATAGTATATAGAACTAAAAGGAATTTTTGTAATGAGGTTAAAAATAAAAAGAAATGAATAGCGAAGAACAGGAAAAACATTTTCAGGCTTTTACAGAAAAGATTAGGAAAACCCAAATATCCAAACAGGGGGATTATGCTACATCTGATGTACTGTCCAACTTTAAGGTGGCTGGGGCTAACTGTGGATTAACTGCAGAAATGCAATGTCTATCACTAATTGCTACTAAAGTGGCTAGATTGGGCGTACTTTTGCAATCTCAGGATAGCCCTAACCATGAAAGTATTAGAGATTCTGTGCTGGATATGGCTAATTATTCTATTTTGTTGGATATGATAATTGAGGATAAAGCACTCGAATTATTTCATAAATACGCTAAAATAAGGAATCTTAAATCAATTTAGCTTTCGTATCTTTGCAGAACCAATAATGGTACAACATTTACAAGCCCTGAGAAGGCAACAACAAAATGGCAATAGCAAGTAACTTACTATCCCTGACTTTAACAGACTCGGATAGCACACCAATCGAATTATCTAGCGGAGATATTATCAGTATGACCGTTTCGGGTACGGACTCTATCATTAAATATGTTGATGATAACAGAACAGTAAACAAAATTACAGTTGACGAAACAGTAGATTCTATCAAATCATTAGCTTCTATCTTAATCGACCTTACAATTACAGCAGATTCTAGCACTTTAACAGTTAATGCTGCAAAAATCGGGACAATCTATGTTGATGGCTCAGGTTCTAAGGTTAAATATAATGAAGAAGGTTCAGCATGGAATTACCTTGTTGTAGATGAAACACCGTCAGCAATCCAATTATTAGTAAACAGTACAGATATTTCTGAGTCTTCATTGACTAGTGCAACAGCTACTGCTGATGGATTAACTACAGGTTTGTTATCTGCTCAAAGTCAATTTGTTCAAGTAACAAGTGCTGCTGCTACTAGTATTATAGCATTACCTTTATCTACTTCAGTTCCAGTTGGGACAGAAATTGGTGGGTATGTTGGAGCTAATGGTTTTGAATTAAGAGTAGACGCTTCAGAAGCTGCTACAGCATTAATTAACAATGTTACAACAAATGTTGAAGCTGCTATACCAGCTACTACTAGATTTAAAGTAGTTAAAACTCTTGCTTTGACTTGGGAGCTTACAGCAGTAGATGAATTAGGCGCAGTTGTTGCGGCAATTGTTCCAGATGCAGTTTAGTAAATAAAGACTTTTCCTGGTTTAGTTTAGTTGAAGAAGAGGGTGTAAAAAGCCCTCTTTTTTTGTATCTTTGTTTTTAATAGAATATAATATAATGGAAAAACCTAAGAAAATCCCAAAGGACGTAGCCCCCTATGTCGAATATTTAGAGGAGAGAGTAAAGAAGTTTGAAAGCTCCCCTTACGTAACTTCATATATATCACTACTTAATCAAATAGATAATTGGAATAAGCAGTTGTCAGATAAACCAATAGACCTTTTCGCGGAAAGTACCGATAAGTCCTTTGATAGAGCGCATAAATACTTTACCGAGCAAACCCCATATTTTGAACAACTAGCATATCTTAGGAAGCAGATGTCTCCTGAAGAGAAAGTTGAAGTGGAGGCTGTTGTAAGAAAGAAGAAAGAAAGAATAGCAATAGCAGAAAAGATAGCGCAGAATGGCAGAGTTTGATTTATATAAAGGGTTAATATATACCACTCCAAAACAGCCGAAAAGAAAGGATATTCAAGGAGTTGACTTGCCTAAAAAGAAACAAAAGTGGTTTAGAACCGAAATTCCAAAACATTTTGATGCATTATATGAAGAGCTTGACCTTCTTGGTGGTCAAATATTAGAGATAGAGAAAGCCTGTCAAAAACTAGACGATAAACTACAAGTCGAGTCTAACAAGAAAAATAAATCCGCAGAAAAAATAGCTAAATATAATGAAGAATTAGATGACGCTTATAGCTTAATTAATATAAAAGTTGACAAGAGTAATAAGATTGAAGAGGAGATAGAAATTTTTGCTTTTGAGGAAGATAGAAAATGCACAGAAGGGATGTGGTTTTTTAATAATGGAATCCCAACGTATATTAATGGCGACCACTATCATTATCTTAACTGGTTTAAATTGGATGTCGGGTATCCTCAGTTCAGGGATAGAGATAAAAGATGGTTTTTTCATTGGGAGATTTGCGATAAGGATGAAGAGTGTTTAGGTCAAATTTACGGGAAGCAACGTAGAGATGGTTATTCTTTTAGGGTAGTTTCTGTTATGTATAATAGGGCTAGAAAGACTTTCAATGCCAATTATGGTATAATGTCTAAATCTAAAGTGGATTCACAAGAAATGTTTAAAAAAGGTGTCGATGCCTTTATGGAATACCCTCGCTTCTTTAAACCACAACTTCAAAACTCTGAAGATGTTAAGCAGAGAATGGTGTTTAAGACTCCACAACAAAAAATAACTTACAAGACTAGAGTAACAAAAAAAGAGGTTTCATTGAATACTATCATTGATAGCCACCCTACTACCGAAAATGCTATGGATGGTAGTGCTAGAAAGATAATAGGGTGTGATGAGGCTGCTAAATTTCCAAAAGATGTCAAGCTATTAAAGTGGTATGCTATTGGTAAGATATGTTGCCTCTTAGGAATGAAAAATATAAACGGTAAAATGCTGATGGGTTCTACTGTTAATGACTTCGAGAATGGTGGAGAGGATTTTATGATATTGTGGGCATTATCACTTCATAGCAATAAAACAGAGAATAATAGAACAGACAGTTGGATGTATAGATATTTTGTTGATTGTGCTGACGGAATGGAAGGCTTTGTGGATGAGTATGGAATGAGTGTTATGGAAACGCCTGAAGTTCCCATTATGGGAATAGACGGGAAGCTAATAACTGTTGGCTCAATAGATTACATAACAAAAGAATTAGCAGCTAAAAAGAAGTCTGGAGATTCTGTAGGGTATTATGAGCTTAGACGGCAGTTCCCTAGAGTAGAAGATGATATGTTTATCACTCCTGCTGACGAAAAGACCTGTTGGGACATTGAAAAGATATATCAACAAATTGAACATAACGATATTCACGACATAGAAAAAACTCTTCACTGTGGATATTTTAGTTGGGCTAATGGAGTTAGAGATAGTACTGTTGTATGGAACTCGCTACCTTATGACGACCCGATGGTAAAGCATAGATTTGCTTGGATGCCTCAGCCTGCCGATTGTAATAAGTGGGAATTAAAAAATGGGAAGAAAGCACCATCAAACACCCATATAGGTGTGTTTACATTGGATCCTTATGCAGCAAAGAATACAACAGATAAGAGAAAATCTAAAGCGGCATCTCATGGATTTAGAAAGTTCGATTCTTTGGGAGATAAAAATATTAGCGATGTTTTCATTATGGAATACTGGAATAGGCTAAAAGACCCTTTGTTAGTATATGAAGATATGATATTACAATGCGTATACTTTGGGTGGAAATTACTTCCTGAGCGTAACGTAAAAAACTGTAACGACTATTTTAGAAATAGGGAATATGATAATTATTTAATGCAACCACCTCGAATGACGCAAGAGGAGTTTATGGCTAAAATTGACAAGAAGGAGGATGCGGGCTTGGCGAATACTGCAGGAAAGACTCAGCAGCAGATGGTTGAATATCAAGCTAGTTATATTACAAACCATATTGGGGTTAACGAGAAGACGGGGGAAATGGGCTATATGCCATTCAATAACACACTAAAAGATTGGCTAATTTTTGATATTGACAAGTGGACTCCCTACGATTTAACTATAAGTTCAATGTTAGCTTGTATGGCTCGTAGTGCTGTAACTCATCTTACGCCAAGAAAGAAGATTAAAATAGACTTTTTCAAATCCTACGACAACAGCGGCATAGAGAGTCGCGAGATTAAATAGCCTAGGCTTCTTTAGCCCAGTCTAGCAATTGCGACATAAACCCATTAATATCTTTTTTAGGTATACTTAATTCGTGGGTAATATAATGAAACTTATCCTCTTCTTTTTCTGTATAGTGACCATATTCATCAAACCAAGCACCTCTTATTGATGACCCCCAATCTAGCATCCCACTAAAGAATGGCATATTCACCATTGTTAGGTAATTCATATACCTAGCTTCGTCTGACAGGTATTCAAAGGTTGTTTTATTAACTATACAGTCAATAACCTCTAACATTAGTTCTGCAAATAATGCATCCATTGAATTGTCGTAAGTTGTAAAATCAAATAAGTGACCACCCAAAAACTCTAATTTGCTTTTTGGGGCGCATTCAATGGCTTTTGCTTCAATATAAAGGTTATCTAATTCTTTTTTGTAGTCTTTCATTGTAGTTTAATGTCATTCCTACTAGTCCCAATATTCCTTATCGGCTTGCAACTCTGTCCAGTCTCATGATTTCGCTTAGATTATTTGGTTTGTTTAATTTTAGTTTACCCCACAAACCTAACCTAATTATTCCAGTAAAGCAAATAAAAGCCCAATTTAGAATGATTCTAAATAATATTCCGTATATTTGCATTACATTGGAAATTCTAATTATTTTCGTCTTATCAACAGCTAGCCTATCATGGATATTCGTTCATGGTAGTATCTTTAAAAGCCTAAGAATGGCTATTACAACCAAGCATTACAAAGTCCGTGATAGCCAAGGAAGTAAGATAATAGAATTAATATTAAGATATTTCGATAATTTATTGGGATGTGTTGGATGTTTCGGAGTCTATTCGGGCGCTTTCAACTACTTAATAATGTATAGCACTTTAGACATTAGGATTATTTCTTATGCTATGTCGGGCGCTATGGTCAGTTTGATTTTAAACAGTTTAATAAAGAAATAATATGGCAGGATTAGGTCAGAATATAGGAAAAGGAGCTAGTACTGGTGCTGCAATAGGGTCAATCGTCCCTGGTTTAGGTACGGCTGTTGGGGCTGGAATAGGCGCGTTAGGTGGCCTAGCAGTCGGTGGAGCGCAATACCTCAAAGGAAAGCAAGTAGAAGAAGATACTACCCGCCCTGAGTATCAGATACCCCAAGAAGTACTACAAAATCTTACCCAAGCCCAGCAAATGGAGCTACAGGGAATCCCAGAAGCTCAAAAGCAGCAATACTTATCTAATCTACAGCAAGGAACGGCTTATGGTCTAAGTCAGATTAGCTCTCGTAGGGGAGGATTAGCTGGAGTAGCCGCAGCTAGCCAAAACCTAAATAAAGGATATAGCAATTTGCTAGCCCAAGATGCATCAGCTAGGATTCAGAATCAGCAAGGATTGATGGCTCAGAGACAGAATGTAGCGAATTATCGTGACCAAGAGTTTCAGAGTAACCAATTAAACCCATACTATGAAAATGTAGCTCAGTCTCAAGGATTAATGGGAGCAGGAATGCAGAATATTAACACTCAGATTGGTAATTTAGGTTATCAGGGTGGTCAGGTTTATGACGCATATCAAGCTAATAAGAATAGCGGAGTTGGGTCTCAGTATTCTCCAATGGGAACTACTACAGGATTAAATGCTATGGGACAGGAAGTTTCAGCAATGCCTGGGATATTACCAATAAACACTAACCAACCTAACACAGGAGGGTTCGGAGGATTTGGAGCTAACCTACCAACAGCAGGGTTTACAGGATTTACACCACAATCAGTTAGATAAATATGCCAAAGATAGACACAGGACAAGCTAGGACAGACTTATACGGTCAAGGTAAAGGTGAGGCTCAAGTTTTTGGGAATCAAGATGTCATGGCTAGAGAGAATAGAAAAGCTAGACTAGATTTCGCTAAAGGTCAACAGGCTACTAGAGCTAAGGCTAAGAAGCAAAAGGATTTATTTGACATTGTTTCTAAGGCTGGCGGTAAGGGTGTAAAACCTGGGGATATGAAATACTTCCAAGAGTCAAGCCAAGGATTATATGATATGGTTTTAAAGGCTGTAGGAACTGATGGGAGTATTGATAATGCTTCTTTTTTGCGTATACAACAAGCAGCCAATCAATTAACAGGTGAGGCTGAGATGAGTAAAAACCAACGTGAGGCTTTAGAGGCTACTTTATCTTCGCATGACGATACATTAGATTATGCAGAGGAAGCTGAAGAGGCTACTAGACTATATAACACCCAAGGAGAATGGGGTAAGAATATTCAGAATGTAAAAAGACTAGACGTGAATAAGTTTACCAAGGATATATTAGAAAGTGAAGCGAAGGCAGCAGTTGATACGGGCGAAATAGGAACTAGAGAGTTTACTGCTGAGGATGCTTCAGCTTCATTAGATAGAATCTGGGAAGCTAATCCTATATTGCAAGATAATTTTCTAAGACAGTCTAAAGCAGCTACGGTTGAGGAGGCTAAGGAGTTATATAAGTCACAGCAAGCGCCAAGATTTGTTAAGAAGAAATTTAAGCAGGCTAGGGCTGCTAAGGATAAAGATTTCTTTAAAACGGCAGCAGGAAGGAAAGCGACTAAAAATGTTACAATAAGTGATGACGGAAGGATGACTACTAATACTGGTACTACTTCAGAAACGCCATTAATATCTAATGTAATTATAGACGGTGAAAGCCAAACTGTACGACCCCCTGATATAATATTTAACGATAAAGGTGAGGTTATAGGAGGAGAGGTTGCTATACTTCCTACTCCTGAGCAAAAGAAGGAGAATGCTGCAATTGACGCTATTAATAAAAAGAATAAAATAGCTGAGATAGAGGAGCTAGCTTATTATGACGAAGAAAATCCTAAACCAATAAAAGGTAAGAATTTTAGACCTTGGGCTGATACAGAAGAGGCATACCAAGAAAGACTATCTGAATGGGAGGCTAAAAGAGAGGAAGTTAAAGCTCGATATGCCCCACTAGAAATCCCTTATCCTGAAAAAGTTGTTGATGTTGATGCGGAAAGAGCTAAGAAGTTGTATTTTGAAACTTGGGGAGAAAAACCTGAAAGTTTATTAGAAGGCAAGGTTGCAGGATTTAAGAGAGATGATAGAAGAGGTCAGAAAGAAGAAGTTGTAGTTCAACCTCCTGACGAGGGTAAAACTTTACTTAAAAAGCAGGTTAATGGCAATACTAATCAAACAAAATATATCTACAGTGATGGAACTGAAGAGATAGTAGAAGGAATATAATCATGGCAGAACAAGATAACGGTGAATGGAAAGATGTACCTATTGAAGAGCCTACTGATTCAGGATGGCAGGATGTCCCTATAGATAAGCCTGAAGAAGTAAAAAAAAAAGAGCCGACTCAAGAAGTTCCTTTCGTTTCTCCGTTTGGGCAAAAAGAATTAGAACCTTCTTTAGAAGATAAATCAGTAATAGCTCCAACCGAGGAGAGAGAGAAAGAGTTATCCGATGCTGTAGAAGAGCCTTCTTTTGGCGAAGAGCTGGTAGGTAGTTTAGGTCGAGGAAGTGCTAGGTTAGGTGAGATGCTAGCAAATACTCCAAGTTTCCTTTATGATTTAGCAGCATTACCGCAAAATGCATTAGCAGATGCCACAGGATTACCAGTAGGCACTTCAAGTGCTGAGTTTGCAGATAACCTAGGAATCCCTGAAAATGAATTAGCTAACTATTATAAAGGATTAGCTGACAAATCGCAAGAAAAAATTAACGAAAAATACGACCAAACGGTATCTCAATATTTGTTTGGAGAAGAGACGGATTACACTAAAGGTTTTAAATTACTAGCTAATCAAGTCTTAGAGTCAGCCCCAATATCATTAAGTTTATTGATGGGTAATGCCGCAGGTGTAACTCCTATAGCTTCAACTTTAGCAGGTGGCGCAGTATTTGGCGCAGGAAAGAAAGCTCAGTTAGACGCAGAGGACGCACCTATATCGGAATCAGCAAAAACGTTTAACGCATTATCAACAGGTTTATTTGAGGGTATATTTGAACAGTTTGGTATAACTAAACTTGGAGGAGTAGCTAAAGATGTATTCCTTAAAGAAGGTAAAGAAGCTGCTGCTGAGGTAGCTAGAAAAGGCTTTATGGAAGTTTACGCTCCATTACTTAAGAAGTATATAGGAATAGGCGCTGAGGAGAGTATCTCTGAGGCTGCAACTCAATTCGCTGAAAATGTAGTGGATAAATTTGGGGGAGCGAAACCTGACATAGAATTAAAGGATGGAGTTATTGATGCCGCCTTAGTTGGTCTTGGGTCATCTGTAGCTTTCTCATCACCAATAGCTGCTGCAGATATTATATCAACCTCTCCCAATAAAAAAGAGATGGAGGAGTTGTCAGCCAAGAAAGAACAATTAGAAACTCAAATAGCCAATCCTGAGACAAGCAATGTAACGAAAGATATTTTAAAAGAGGAAGCTGATGTGGTTAATGAAAAGATTACAGATGAGTTTAATTCAGCTAAGGAAGAATATAATAAACTATCCGATGAAGATAAAGATAATGTAACGTCTATTAATGCTGATATAGCCAAAATTGACGAAGCGTTGCTAGATGAGACTATAACTCCTGAAGTTAGAAAAACCTTAAAGGATAAGAAGATAAAGAAGGAGGGTGAGATTAAAGAGGTAGCTAGGGCTGCATTCTCTAAAAAAAGAGATGAGGAGATATCTGAATCAATAAAGGGTAGAGAGGAGAAGACTTTAGATAAGAGAAGCGATATTATTAGCGATATTATTAGCGATATTCCAGACAACATTAATACCACTATGGAGAGAATGAAGGACTCTTCTGTTCCTATGGATGTCGTTCAGATTGAAGAGGCTTCCGACTATTTCTATAAGGAGTATAAGAGGTTACAAAAAATGAAGGATAACCCTAATAGGGAATACACTATTGAGGAGATTTCCGAGGGAATGGATACTATAGGGAATGCTATAGAGGAATTAGAGAGCCGTAAAGACCCCGATTACACCAACATTAAGGATAAAGAATTAATCACTAAAAATAAAAAAGATGCCATACAAAAACGGAAAGAAGATGCCATACGGAAAGAAAAAGAAGTCAAGCCCAAAGTCGAAGAAGTCAAAGAAGAAAAGGACGTACTCGATACCGAAGTATTAGAAGATAAAGATAAAGTTACCCTCGAAACTAAAACGGAAGTAAAGGTTACTCCTGAAGAAAAAGCCAAACCTATCCAAGAATTACCAGTAGAAGAATTTACAGGCAAATTTATCAATTCAGGATTTTTAGAAACTGTAGGCGAGGTATTACAGGAAAGAGTTGATTGGGGTATTCCTACGAAGGAAGTTCAGAAAGGCATTCAAGATATTAAAGATGGCAAAGTAACAGCAGCATCTAAGAAGGTTAAGGCTAAAATAGCTGAAATACAAGAGACAGGCAAAGTTGCTATGATGCAAGGTTCAGGAGGTACTACAACTAGAGTTGATAGGGATTTATCAGACTTTGAAGATATTATTTCTGAATCCACTACCGAGTTAACCCCTCAAGAAGTTGAAGGTTCTGAGAAAATATCTGATAATTTACATAGGATTATATCAGAGGAAGATGTAACTTTGGATAATATAGATAAGATTATCGAGGAGAAGGGTGAGTTCCCCTATGCTAAAGAAGATTTACAAACCATAAAAGAATATTTACAAGATGCCAAAACAAGAGAAGACGAAACAAGAGTCGATGTTGAAGCTGAAGCAGTTAGTCCAAAAGTCGAGGCTGTGGAAGAAAAGCCAGTCGCAGAGCCAACCAAAAAAGAAGTAAAGAAAAAGAAGTTAGATGAAGCTAGGGCTGCATTTAAAAAGAAGATTGGCGGTTCATTACAAGCAGGAGGCTTAGATGCTATTCCTGAGTTTATTAATGTAGTGAAAGCTGCAGGTGAATATGGTATAGCTAGTGCAGAAGAGTTCTACCTAGAATTTAAAGACGATTTCAAGGGTTGGAAAGAAAAGGATATTAAAGACGCTTATAGTAAAGTAAAAGGCGAACCAAAAAAGGAAGAGAAAAAGAAGACTGGCGTTAAACATGAGGAGACAACTAAAATAGCAGAAGAGTTTGGCTTTGAAACTAAAAAAGAAAAAGGTAGGACTCACGCAGAATTAGATGTCGAAGCTGCAGAGATGTTAGCAAAAAATCCCAAAGAAGCTGAGAAGATATTTAAAGGATTAGAGTTGGAGAAGAAGTCTGCAACAGACTTTGACCATAGACTACTAGGTAAGTATATTTCATCATTACAAGCTAAAATTCAAGAAACTCCAACTAACGAGCTAATAACAGAGCTTGGAAGAGCGGTCACTATATCGAGAGTTATAGGAACAGAGGCTGGTATAGAATTAGCGGCTCGTAGAGGAACTATAGATATTGAAGATAGTTTAGGGGATTGGTTAATTCAAATGAAAGACGCAATGGCTGTCGATGAGTTAACTGAAACTGAAATAGGAGCTGTAAAGAAAGCCCACGATAAATACCAAAAAGATAAAGTTGAAACTCAAGATGCCAGGGATGTTTTAGACGATAAAATTGCAGATTCCGAAGCTCAGGAAGAAATAGCTAAGTTAAAGGCTGAAATAGAAAAGCTTAAAAAGAGAAAGCCTAGCGATAAGTATAAAAAACGGGCAGACGACTTCAGGAAGAAATATAAGACCAAGAAAAAAACCTTTACATTAAAGGATAAAAATGGTAACGATGTTACTATTGATGATATTACTAGTCAGGGTGTAACTCAAGATGCTATTGTAGAGTTAATAGCAAAAGCCATTGAAGCCACAGGCAGTATAGCTGATGCTGTAGATGTAGTGGTTGAAAAATTAAAGGATAGAAGTTGGTATCAAAAACTATCAAAGGATAACAAAGATAGCTTAAAATCTCAAATTGAAGATAGTATTAATGAGTCATTCCAAGAAGAATATAGTGAATCACTAGAAGACGCTAAAGGAAGCTTAGAAGACGGTATTACGGAAGGTAACGCTAGAAAAATAAAAGACCTAGTTCGTAAAAAGGTTGAAATGGGCGTTGATAACCTAGCCGACATTACTAAGGATATTAGTACTGATTTAGGCTTGGTTAGCGAAAAAGAGGTTAGGGATGTAATAGCTGGGAAATATAATAAGAAGTTCACTCAGGGCGAGATTACAGTTAAATTAAAAGACCTGTCCGATGAAGCTAAATTAATTGACGAGCTTGAAGCGTTAGAGCGTGGAGAGAAACCAATTAAGAAAGTTAAGAAAGGCAGAGAGCGCCAAAGAATAACCGAGCTTAGAAATCAATTAACAGAAGCTAAAGGGGAAGCAGGGTTTAGCGCAAAAACTCCTGAGCAAAGATTAGAATTACTACGCAGAAGAAACGCAGAAGAGACTAGGAAGTTTAAGGCTAGACTAGATAAGGGTGAGTTTGATACGCCTAAAAGAATAAGTGTATTACAAGACCCCGAGATAGCTAAAAAGTTCCCCGAAGAAAGACAAGCCGTATTGGAAGCATTGAGAGCTAAAAGAGAAGCTAAGCATGATTTTGAAACGGCTAAAACAGAAGAGGAATTAAAAAAGAGGTCAGACCTAAAAAAGGCATACGATATAGGAGCAAAAACCGTCAATACTATTGCTAAATTAAAGGCAACTTTAGATTATAGTTTTATGGGTGTTCATGGTGGGCTTGTTGCTTTAATGCGACCAAAGCTATGGAAGCAAGTTTATGGCTCATCCGTCAGGGAGGCTTTCTCTGAGAAAAAATTTAAAGAGGGAATAGAAGCTATTCGCGGGGATAAAGAGATTAATGATATGGTTGAGTTTTCAGGTCTTGATATACTTGATATGGACGCTTTAAAGGATAGCGAACGTGAACAGCTATTACTAAAGACATGGTTTGATGAGCATACTACTAAGAGCGGCAAGAAGGTTAATATTGGCAAGCGAACAGGGTTAGAGCATTTCGATAGAGCATTTATTAGTATGGGAAATAATCTTAGACTACAAATGTTTTTACAGGAAGTTGAACAATACCTTAAAGAGGGTAAGACGGTATACACTCATCCTGATTTATATAAAGGATTAGCCAAATATGTTAATAATACTACAGGTCGAGGCAAAATAAATGTTCCCCTGTTTAAGGGAGAGACAGTTACCATGCTAATGTGGGCGCCAAGGTTATTAGCCTCAAGATTAAATTTACTAGCATTAGGAGATGTAGTGCATGGATTTTCAAAAAAAGGATACTATAGGTCACTTCCAAAAGAGGTTCAATCAAGGGCAGTTAAAGATGTGGCTAAATTGATTGGTGTTGGGATTACAGTGATGGCTGCAGCTTCACTGAGCGGGGCTGATGTTGACTATGACCCTGAAAGTGTAACCTTTGGTCAAATTAAATTCCCTAATGGAGTATCAATAAACCCGTTTAATCAACTCACAAGTATTGTACGTAATCTATTAAATATAGCTCTCGGAAGAAGAAAGATAAAAGGGAAATACCAAGAAAAAAACAGGGGGGAGTTGCTATTAAGGTATCTTAGGGGTAAATTGGCTCCAATATCAGGAGCTACAGTTGACTTAGGTACTGGTGAAACTTATATGGGTGAGGATGTGTATGATGATTTAGGCTCATACGGAATTGACCTTATCACTCCATTAGCCGTTAGCTCAATAATTGAAGAATTTGAGAACGAGGGGTTAATCTCATTCCTGTTAGAGTTTCCTTTATTATTCTCAGGTTTTAATGTAACTAATGAGAGAACATGGGAAAAGCTAAGACGAGAACGCAAAAGAAACCGAAGAAGAAAGAGGAGGGATTAGTTACATTCCTGACAATAACTCTCCACACTTTTCAGGGTCTTCTAATGTATTCCAAAGCGATTTAAGTTCAGCCTTAACCTTTTTTAGCTCTTCTTCTAGCTTCTTAGTATTAATTGGTTTAGCATTTTTTGCCCCAGCCAAGAATGCGTCCGTAGCAATCTTATGGTAGGTTGGGAATCCCTTGTATTTTAAGTCTGCGTAATCTTTTGCATTCATTTTATTTAGTTTTAAGGGGCGGATTATATCCATCACTCTGCACCGCCAACAGGTTAGATGCCTGCTCGTATGCTTGGACTACAAACCTACAACACATTTTTCAATAATGCAAATTATTAAGTAATTTAGAATGATTCTAAATAAGGATTATATTTCGTATATTTGCGAAAAGAATTATATCCAATGACAGGAAGTTTCCCTAATCCAGTAGCATCTAAAGAGGAAAAAGCCACTAAAAAGTATGGTTTAGAATACGCTAGAGCTATTTGGGCAACCCATACTAGGTCTGCTACAACTTATAATACTAGAATAGAAAGGTTTATTAATAATAGAAAATACGCTGAGGGACTACAATCAATTCAGAAGTATAAAAATAGATTAGACCTTAATAATGACTCGTCTTATCTTAACCTAGATTTCAACCCAGTAAACCGAATATCGACTACTATTGACAATATGGTAGGTAAATTAATGAATCAGAAGGTTAAGATTCAATGTAATCCTATTGATTCTGAGTCACTTACTAAATTCGATGACTACCGAAGAAAGCTATATGCTAATAAATTCTTAGCTAAAATAGCCCCTCAAATAGAAGAAAAGACAGGTATTCCATTAATTCCTATTGGAGAAGAGATTCCTAAGACGAATGATGATATAGAGATGCATCTGAAGTTAAACTATAAGATGGATGCTTCAATGTCAATGGAGTCGGCAATGCAGTACGTTAATAATAACAATATGTTTGAAGAAACCCGAAGAAAGGTTTTAAAGGATATATTTACATTAAAATGGGCTGCGATATACAGATACTATGATAGTGCTAAAAATATTAGACATGAATATGTAGACCCTGTTGACCTTATTGTCCCTTATTCAAAATATGATGATTTCAGGAATATCACATATCAGGCTCTTAAGAAGCAGTATCAGATATGGGAGCTAGCCTTACAAAACCCAAAATTTACTGAGGAGGACTTGTTTAATATAGCTAAAACTCAGGAAGGGAATAATGGTAATCATAGCTGGGAGTATGGCGATTCATACGAAGGTTACTACAGTTCAGGAGCAACGGACAAGACTTATATGAACTTTAACATCACAGTGATGGAGTTCTATTATATCACTCAAAATGTAGAGAAGAGGGTTAAGAAGAAAAACTCTAAAGGAGGATTCTTTTATAATGACAAGCCTAGTAAATATTCGATGGATATTGACCCACTAGGAATATCTGTTGTAGATAATGGAGATTCATGGGGAATACAGGGAGAGAATTATACGCTTAAAAAGGATGGCGCTACTTCGGCTGATGATGCTAAGGAGTATTTTGCTAAAATAAAGACTGATAAGAGGAAGAAGACTAGCGAAGTGATAGAGAAGAAGGCTAAATATAGATATGAGGGTCGTTGGATTCCAGGCACAGAATGGTTGTGGGACTACAAGATGACCGAAAACACTGAAAGAGAAAAGATTAGTGGAAGCTATAGTCCAGAAGTAGAACTTCCTATTTCTATCGTTGCTATGGATATTTATGATATGCAAAATAAGTCGCTGGTAGAAAGGATGATTCCCTTGGAAGACCAAATGAATTTGGCGCATTTAAAATTTCAGCAATTGCTTATTAAGGCTGTCCCACCAGGCATTAAATTTGACATTGACGGACTAGACGGGATTATATCTAGTATGGGAGAAGGCACTAAGCCTATTGATATACTTAAAATGTATATGCAGACTGGCAGTTTTCCTAGTAGTTCAACAAGGGCTGACGGTACTTATATAAACAGCTCAGTTGTTGAGACATTACCAAACGGAATAGGGAAGGACTTTCAGGCATATATCGCTACAATGCAGAATTATCAGATGATGATTAATGATGTTATTGGTTTTAATAGCGCAGTTGATGCTAGTTCCCCTGACTCTAACGCACTAGTTGGAGTACAGAAGATGGCAGCACAGGCTACACAAAACGCACTTAGACCATATTACAATGCTCATTTAGAGCTTATACTAAAAAGCAGTAAGAGGGTTGCTTTGATGATTCAGGATAGCGTACAGTATAATTGGGATGCCTTTAAGATGGCTATTGGGGAGCAGGCTGCGGATACATTAAAACATGGTCGTAAATTAGCTTTCAATCAATTCGCTATTTCAATGATGGTTGCTCCTGACGAGGAGGATAAGCAAAATGTTCGTGGGCTATTGCAATTAGGGATAAAAAATCAGACCTTGTTTGCCTCTGACGCGATTCGTATAAACCAAGAATTAGAGTTTAGTGATAAGTTAGCAGGTCAATTATTAGTCTTATTAGAGACTAAGAACAAGGAAAATAAAACGAAGGAGTCTATGCAATTGCAAGAGCAGAATAGCCAAGTGCAGACTAGGGCGGCTCAAGCATCAGAGTATGCTAAGACAGAATCAGCTATAGCAATAATGAATGCCGAGAAAGAAATTAAGTTATTTGAGGCACAGTTAAAAGAGAAGTCCGACCAAGCTAACCATATACGAACAATGGAGCAGATTGAGCTTAAAAATCAAGTGATTCAGAGTGTGTCATTGGTTAATAGCGAATCGAAGACAGATGTTCAAGAAATAGCTAATAAAGGAAAAATAGAACTAGAGGAAGTTAAAGTTAAATCGCAACCGAAAGCTGAATAGCTATTAAGTGAAATACTCATTAAAAGAAATAGCATCCATTAACCAAGAGGATAAGGGTATTAATGGTCGATTCTACGAAGATGTGGAAGGTTATATCTATATCGGGAAAGGAACGCGACTTTTTAAATATGCCAAATGTTCTGAGGTGTCTATGGATATAGGGGTGGCTCTTGGGGATAATGTTTGCGATGCTTTAAATAACTTGAGAGTAAGGATAGTTGCACTCGAAGGAGAGACTGTAGCACCAACCCAAACACTTCAAGGTTTATATCACCTGCAAAGCGGGGATGATATTACAGTGAAGGGCAGGTACGAGTATTTTATTGCTTGTAACCTTATTTTGGATTCGGGGTCTAGGATTGAAATAGAAAACGGAGGGAGGTTAGTTGTTCATAGTGGGGCCATACTGAATGATGGGGTTTTAACAAATAATGGTATTATAAAAATAGGACTATGAGCAGTATATTAAGCCAAGTAGCAATATCACAATCGACTGCACTAAGCGGTTCAACAATAGGAAGGCAAGACCTCTTTATTGATAGCTTAGATGGTAAGTTGAAAATGTACGATGAAACAAATTCATTAGTAACTGTAGGTGGAGAAGTTGATACAGCCTCTAATGTTGGTACGGCAGGTGTTGGTGTATTTAAACAGAAAACAGGTGTAGACTTGGAGTTTAAAAAAATAAACGCAGGGTCTAATAAGGTAACAATTACTGATGATACGGGGAACGATGAATTAGATATAGATATTGATGAATCTAATGTTGTACATCAAAATCTAAGCGGTGCGGGAACTAATACCCATGCTCAGATAGACACTCATATAGCAAATACCGCAAATCCTCACGCTACAGATGTGGGTAATTTGGGAGGTGGCACATTGGCTGAGTTGAACTCAGCCGTTACTGATGCTACACTAGATGATGCGGGAGATAGTAGAACTCCTGACGGTTTGGCTGGTGGAGATCTTACAAATACATATCCTAACCCTTCGTTGGTTAATACCACCGTTACACCTGGAAGTTATACTAACACAGATTTAACTGTAGATGCTAAAGGTAGAATAACAGCAGCATCAAACGGTAGTGGTGGAGGTGGCGCTCCAACGGGGGCTGCTGGTGGTGACTTGGGAGGGACGTATCCTAACCCCAAAGTAGTAGCTATCACAGAAACTAGTGGGCCAACATCATTGGTAATAGGTGCTATTGCCGATGGGGAGTTATTACAAAGGGTTGGGTCAACATTAGTAGGATATAATCCTGTTGTCGTTTGTTGTCCTTTTGGTGCTAATAGTAACACTATAGGTCGGTTTTTAGTTGCCAATGGGAAGTCTTCTGATGCGGACGAAACAAGCAAAACAAAAACAAGGCAACCGATAATAGAAGACGGCACACTAACACGGTTAGCATACCAAACTAAAGATGGCACAACCTCAACGCAAATGAAGGTTCATGTTAATGGGGTGGTTCAGGCTACGGTTGTTTTAAGTTCAATGAACGCCAACAAATCAGGAGTTGAAACAATAAGTGTAAGCGTTTTGGCAGGTGATTATGTAGAAATAGAGTGGGATGCTAGTGACAAGCCAGGGGAATGCACAATGTACTTTAAACAAGAATTATCATGATAGTAGGAATAATAAAAAAAAGCGATGGCTTGATCTCCTTGGAAGAGTACAGAAACGCAACCGACGAAACATCCGCAGTTAGTACATTTTGCAGTGAGTATTCACCCGCATTAAGCGTGGCAGACTATCTAGGTGTAAACGCAGATTCAATCGACTTGCTAAAGAATTGGGGGTGGGACTTTTCGGAAGTCGCTCCAACCTTAAAAGAGGTTATTGTCATAGAGGGCTACCCTATGCCAGTTAATGTGGGAGAGTCAAACGACTACAACCAGTTTAGAGACTATCAGAATGGAATTTTAGACAGTAAAACATGGGCTAATTTATCCGATAGTGAAAGGGATTTCATGATTAGTATAAATATAAAGGAGACATCTATCTCTAAGTTAGCAGATGAGGTCAACAAAGTTACCCACCTAATGAGTACGGGACAGGCAGCAGATGTTGAGTCTGCTAGGCTATTAATAGTTAATAAGTGGGCGTACCATCATGTACTAGATATTGAGTCCTGTTCAGCAAGGGCGAAGGCTTTAAGGCTATACGTAGAGGTAGGCACATATTTAAGCAAAGAAGACGCGCAAGACTTCTTTGTGACAGTGGAAAACCTTTATATGGCATTTAGAGACCAAGCTATTAAAGGAATAAATTATGGAACAGAGACAGGCATTATAGATTACATCGAAAGCACTTTTGAGACTGTTTACGAGTTTGCAGGTTTAGACTCAAAGGGGTATGAAATGCAAAACGGAGACGAAGATATGACAGAATTTAAAAAGTCTCTTATTGATGTTTTAATACATGGTAAATATATAAACTTAGAGGAATGAAAGCAGACTTTATAGCACGTGAAATAGAACTAAATACTGTAATGCAAGGCAGGATAATGTTTGTTGAGAATACAGAGGGTATTGATGAGGAAAAGATAATATCCTACGTTAAAGTGGTGCCGAAGTCGCCCATCATCATGGTAACATTTACCGATGGCGAAACTATGGAAATGAACGAGCATAAGACCTACACTTTTGAAGTTAATCAGAAGTTGGAGTGGAAAAAAGCAACAAAAAGACAAATAAGAAGCTCTACGAAAAATAGATGAGGTATCCAAATAAAATCACTATTTAGAATCATTCTAAATAAGAAAACTATACGTATCTTTGTTGAAACTAATAAATTAAAATAAAATAATATGCCAACAGAAGAGGAATTACTAGGTAAAGCGTTTAGCGGTATTGCCGTCAGCACTGACAATGAGGGGGATTTAATGGAACCAATAATGCCAGAAGCTCCACAGGAAATAGTAGAGCGTGAAAAAACGCAAGTGCTATTAAAATCGGTAGAAGAAACAGTAGATACTACCGAATCTCCACAGGAAACGACTACTGAGATAGCAGAAACTACAGCAGAAACTACAGCAGAAACTCCAATAGAAGAGTCTGCAGAGACCGCCGAAGCCCCCACAGAGCAGTCGCCCGTTAGAACTCTTGAGGAGTTAATAACAGAAAAGACAGGAGGGAAGTTTAAAAGCTACGAAGAAATTGAATCGGCACTTAATAAAGACCCGTTTCATAATGAAGAAATTAAATTACTTAATGATTTAAGTAAGTCAGGTCAAGAATTTGACGATACGTTTTGGAAATTAAAGTCAAAGGATTTTAAATCAATGACTGACCCAGAACAGATTTTGCTAGAAAAGATGAGGCTAGACCCTGATTATGCAGGATATAACGATAAAACATTACGTCTTGAATTAGACGATAAATATAGAAGAAAGGATTGGGCAGAAGAAGGTGAAGAGCCTACCGATGTTGAAGAGTTGCAATCAGCACGTTTTAAGAGAGATTCTATTAAAGCGAGAGATGAATTAATTCAGAGACAAGAAAAGCTAATTACAGTACCCCAAGTAGACCCAGCTAAAGCAGAGGAGGCTCAAAGAGTAGCCGAGCAGCAGCAGTCAGATTGGAGTACACACGTTAACGAGCTATCGGGCAAAACACTAAAACTGCCAATATTAGTTGATGAAAAGGCGAAACAGTCATTTGATTATGATGTAACAGACTCGGACAGGGTAACAGCATCAAAAATGATGACAGAAATGAGGTTAGACCCTATGGCGCTTTTAAGTCGATTTAAAAAAGCAGATGGTAGCTATGATAACCAAGGAGTCTACGAGGCAATATTGAGATTCAATACGCAAGACAAAACGGCTAAAATAATCCATCAAAATGGAATAGCGAAGGGGAAAGATGATGAAGTTCGTTCGCTTAAAAACGTGAACTTTAAAACCGACCCACAACCTGTTGTTTCAGAAAACAAAGGCGGTCTCGCCGAAGCCTTAGCAAAAGCAGAAGGTTTAACATTAAAAACTTAAAAAATAAATTATTATGCCAACACCAAGTTCAGTACAACAAGCAACAACCCACAATTGGATAGGGTCTCAAGCTATTTTCAGCCAACTAAAACCTCAAATCGACCCTACAGAATACAAGGCGTATGGAGATGAGAATATAGAAGGCTTAATCGAAATGATGGGTTCTAAGAATCCAGTTCAATCAATTTTATGTCGTCACTTCGAGGATGACCGTTTACACACAACTGTTAGAGCAACAGGGACTACAGGTGGGGCGAATACTAACGTTGTTTATACAGTTGACGCTGCATACACGATGACTGGTTATCCTTCCACATTTAATCCTTACAATGCAGCATCATCGGGTTCTGCTGCGCCTAACGCAAGTGGTACTGCTACCCTGCATTCAGTACGTGAGTTTGAATCACTCATGTTTCCTGATGGAACTAGGGGTACAGTTATATCTGTCAGTCCTACCACTTTCACGGTAGCGCCTGACATCGAAGGAGCTTCTCTACCTACAGTTCTTAATACTCAAGACATCGTTCTTATGGGTGTAAATCAAGGTGAGGGTGGTACTACTCCAGTTGGGATTAACAACCGTCAGAATACTTATACTGCGGTATTGGAAATCTTAGGAGATTCTGCTACAGCTACAGGTACTTCTATGGGAGAACGAACTTGGGTTAAGTCCGAAGGGAAAGACGGAAAAACAGGATTTCTTTGGTATTACAAGCAACAAAAAGATACGTTAAGAAGGTTTAAGAATTATCGTGAGCAAAAAATGGTTAGTGGTGAAGCTGTGACAAACACAACTAACCTTGCTGCTGTTGATGCAACGTTACTTAAAACTAATGGTCTTTATGCTGAAGCTACAAGTTCTAATGCAGCGACTAACTATAACATCGCACAAGGTTTATCTTTATCTGACTATGAAGATATGGTTATTGATAATTTAGACCAGAATAACGGAGCAAAAGAAAACACTGTAATGTCTTCTATCAATTTACGTAATTCTATCGACGGATTTATTCGTCCTGAGATGCAAGCAGGCGCTGTTCAATATAACTCTTTTTCGGGTGGTAAAGAACAAGCTGTGAATTTCGGGTATAGCGGATTTACCGTGTTAGGTTACAGTTTCCTATTGAAGACTTACGATTTGCTTAATAACCCTACCATGTTAGGAGCTAATACAGCCTTTAATAACTCTGGTATAGTTTTACCTATGGATAAGAAAGCCTATTCAATAGGTAGTAGCAAAAAGAAGGAAACTGTTAATGCGTTCCGTATGAATTACATGAGCGATGATACAGGTTCTAGAGAGTTAGAGGAGTGGATGACTGGCGGTACAAAGGGTATATATACCAATCAGGTTGATGCTCAAACAATGAGTCTTAGAAGTCACTTCGGAGCAGAAATGTTCGGAGCGAATCGTTTTAACGTTATGCAGGGACAATAGTTTAGAGCTACTATAAACTTAATCAAGGGGGCATTAATTTTCCCCCTTGATTATTTTTTAAATTAGAATACGAGTACATTTAATTATAAATAAATAAAATAAAGTAAAATGAAAAACAAGAAATACGCCACTATAGCAGACTACAAAGATAACAACTATTCTGAAAAGTTATTTTTATTCCAATGGGCCAAACCTAATAAGGCTAGTTTAATCGAGACAGCAGACGGGAGACCCATAATTTATCCACACAAAGCAACTTTTTATCTTGAAGATGATATTCTCGACAGTAAGATGAAGATAAATAGGTCTATAAGATACTCTCAGGGGGTAAAAACCTTATGGGCTGATGAACAGGATGATAACACTGTAATGGATGTTAACGGAAATAGAAAGAGGAGATATAAGGTTATCTTTACCGATGGTGTTTCTATTTTGGACTCAACCTTCAATCCCTTAGTTATTGAATTTATGATGAAGACCAACTTTAATGGGTCTAATCCTGATAGAGATGTCAGTAGACCTATCGTATTTAATTTTATTGATAAAAGTGCAGGATTCAAAGATTATATTGATAAGGATAAATTAATCCAAAAAGCTACTTCATGGTGCTACGACACGCCATTTTCGGAGGTTAAGATGCTAGGAAGAGTATTGATGAAGGATGCAGCTAAAGATATGGATTCTGAAGAGATACGATGGAATTTGAAGGAAATTGCAAAAGAAAACCCTGAGAAGTTTTTAGCCGACACGACAAGCAATACTGCAAAACGTAAAGGAACGTTTTACGAGGCAATAGACAGGGGGGTATTAAAGATTAATGAAGCTGAAAATACTTTATCTTGGGCAGAAAACATTAGCCAGCCTATATTTAGAGCGCCAATTGGTTCTGACATTATAGATACAGCAGTAAGCGGTTCTACGACCCCTGATGGGGAGGTGGTATATGCGGCTATAAAAAAACAAGTGATGCCTGAGATTATAAAGGCTGAAGTGCTGAATACTGTCATTCCTAACTTTAGTAAGCCAGTACAGGTATCGACAGAGCCGCCTATCGTACCTTTGTCTGATGAAGGCTATAAAGAAATAATCAAGCTTTACCATAAATGTGTTGAATCGAAGATTATTAATATTGCTGGTGCTTGGAGGAGGTATGGCGACTTTAAGTTTAACGGAGAGAAGGCGTTTTTAACTAACCTACGTGCTAGTCAAGAAACCGTTGATGCGTTGAAGGCTGATTTGTCAGCACAGGAAGCTTAGATTGGCTTATATTATAAAAGGAAAGCCCTTACATTAATTTGTAGGGGCTTTTTAACCGTTTTAAAAACTACCCATACCATCAATCTTACCACCAACACTACGGTAGTACTAATTCAAAGTGAGGTCTATCATCAAATGATTGGTCAATTAGTATAATTCCATCCATATCCCAATTGCCCCCCCACCTTATTTTATGTGTGATTTCGCCATTATTAAAAAGCATTTCTGAAACAGCGTGAATAATTCCTGATAAATAACTTAAATGCTCATTATCCCATTTTGCTCCACCTTCAAAGTACGGGTAAATGTCTACAGCTAATGAAGGGCTATAATTGTGTTTACCTTTCTTTTTTATCCCGTCTATCTTACTCTTTCCTTCATTAAAATACTGTAGTTGTTTTTTAACACTTCTTTCTCCTTCAGATATTCCAAAATCTACATTTGATATTAAAATAGATTTATTCATTATTATTTGAATGTCTTTATGACACGTAGATAACCTGGTTTTACTTGTATTACCAAATCTGTACATAATTATATTTTTAAGTTTATTGTTATTAGTTATAGCGTATTACAGGCTACGCTTTATAGCCGTAACTCATTCACGCCTGTTAGCTTCATTATTGGCAAACATTACCCCAACCCTTTACAAACAGGACAAATTTCATCTATCGGTGGTGTACAATTTTTAAATATTCTCCGTCCTTTACCATCACATAAAGGGCAAACGGATTTACTAATATCACCTACACCAATATTAACAGGGTTCGCGGTTTCTATTACCTCTCGTGCTTCTCTTAGTAGCTTTGTTGTTTTTTCAATTCCTAATTCATCGGCTACCTTTCCAATAAATAGTTCGTGTATTAATTTTTCATTCTTCATAATTTAGTTTTGTGGTTTATTTCTGTTAACATTGTGTAGCTATGGTACATTGTAGGTAATAAGCCTACTAAGTTAGTGATGGGAGCAGGAATCGAACCTGCATTTGACTTCGTTAGAAGTCACCTTAATATGCACTCATAGAGCGTCCTCTATCGCATTTGTTCAGGCGTGTCTTACCAGTTCCACCACCCCATCATATTGTGTAAAAATTAACGCTTACATTGTGCTTCAAGTTCTTGTTTTACCCCTTTCCAAAAATTTTGTCTTGCATTCCACATTTCCCAATCATAGTCATACCCACAATAACAAATTTCATTTTCATACTCTTCTATTAATTCATCAACCACATTAACAGCATTTTTGCCAAATTTATCAGTTAAGTATTTTGCTTTTTCTATTATATTCATAAGTTTTATTTATTAATTCCGTACAGTTTACAACACTACCTATACACCATTAAAACGGTGAATAGCCAAACCGTTATTTTTAAGTTAGTTAATGTTTGGTCGCCTTATCTGTAAGGCGCAACCCCCGCCTATTGTTTTTATGCGCTTACAAGTTGTACATTATGTATAATAATTTACTCAATATCTAAATTGTTAGTCCATAAAACATCGTCATATCCATGAACTAGGTACTTTCCTTGAGCCCATTCGTTACATCCCCATTTTTCGTAGATTTCTATATCTAGTTTTGCTGTCATATTTATTTAAGTTTAAATTATAATACGCAGATTTTACTTTATTCATAATAAACAGTAATCACCCTGTCTTTGTTATTGGGGACAAGAAAAACAACCCCGTCTTTGTGGTATTAAAACGCCCCATACACTAAGGATTAGGCTTAACACTTCACTAAGTCAGCACTAAACCTCCAAAATCCTTGCATATTATCAATATTACGCCATTTATTCTACCAATCCAATTTATCCTGTTATTTAGAATCATTATAAATAACAACATGAGGCTTTTCCCATAAGGCTACCCTTCTAATATGCTCTTCGTTCGTACTATATTTAGCGCAAACTCTCGTAACTAAATCTTGAAAGTCTCTGCTATTATATATCTCGAATGTAATTAGGGTGTGGTCGGTTATAACGGATTCGCCTTTAATTTGCCTTCTAATTTCTTTAATCGTTTTCTCTACAGCAATTGTAGCCTCTCGTAATGTCCTTTCTTGCTTCATAATATTTTAGTTTGTCAAAACTAACGATAAAAAAACTAATAACCTACAATATTATTTAGAATCATTCTAAATAAGGAGAGATTTCGTATCTTTGTGTAAAATTTACACTTAAATGGCAACACTCACTTTTACCCCCACGTTTGACTTATCTGCGACACAAAACAGGATTAATTTAGTGGATACATCAGACTATGCAGGGCAAGGGATTCCTTTAGCTAATGTTAATGGTAGTTTTAGGATAGTATCTCCTAGCGGGTCAACAATATACGATAACGGGTCATATACAGATGCAAATTGTGATATAAAGGTTTCTACCTCCACAACTAGCCAACAGACCATAAACTTTACTCCAGAATTAGGAGATTACGTTATAACTTATACGGTTTACGATAATAGCCTTTTAGCTTTTTCAACCTTAACTAGCACAATTACTAATAGCTATGTTGCGCCAACAATATCAATTACGCAAACAGCAAATTGTGTTGGTCAAGTTTGGACTCAAGAGGATGCAACCGATTATGTAGTTAACGGTGTAACACCCACTAAAACGATAGTTAATACATTATACTATCCTGCAGGTTCGGCAGGTCAAGGAGCGCCATATTCAACGGCAGCTACTCCTTTATCTACTACAACTTTCTATAACGGAACTCAAACTTCCGAGATTACAGCTACACTAAGCTATGCTTTTACAGGATTGACTGTTACAACTGTAATTACAGGAACTAAAGAGATGAAGGTTGACTGTAGCTATTACTGTTCAATCCTTTGCTGCGTATTAGCATTTGAGAGATTAAAGACTAGCTATCAAGGAAGTAACCCAGTTAAGTATAACGAAACCAATGAAATATTCCATGAAATAATGGATTATATTTCCTTGATTAGACTTTCTATTGAATGTAATGATGGGGATAGCACTGATATTAGTTGGTACTTGGATAAAATTAAAGCTTTATCTAACTGTACTGCTGATTGCGATTGTAGTGCTGATGATTACTCAAGAGTAACAGGATGGGGAAGCGTTATTGGCGCTGATGGAACGGATGGTACTAATGGTACTAACGGAACAAATGGTGCTGCAGGTGCTGACGGGACTCCACTATTAAATAATAATATTGTAGTTGACACGCCTTCGGCAGGAGCATTTGCTTCATTAAAGAGTTATACATTATTAGCTGACCAATTAACAGCAGATGGAGATGCAGTAGAAATATTGTCAACCTTTACTGTGACAGGAACGGCTGGAGCAAAACAGATTAAGCTACTTTTAGGGGCAACAGATTTAACACCTTCATTATATGGAGGTATTATTAGCATCCCAAACGGGAATATAAATTTAACATTAAAAGCCACAATGACTAGACGTTCAGCTACTACGGTATCTTTCGCTTACAATTGGAGTGTTTCTGATGCGGTAGGTGCAGGTCTTGGATTAGGAGCTTTAGATGAGCCATCTGTAGTTGCGTCTAACCTTACAACGTTAACAAACTTAATTGATGTTCAGGGCTTTACTACTGCTCCTGATACTATAGTTTGTAATCAATTACTGATTAAATATTTAAAAATCTAAAATAAGATGCCTAGACAGTTAACATACGAAAATTATACAATGCTTGCTGCAGGGGCGACTAAGACGTTCCAAGTAGAAGATAACACTATTGATGTGTATAATCTAATACCTGATGGTGGCTCTATTACTTTGGGCGCTAATTTAACGATTAGTCCAACGGGTACTCCTGTAGAAAATCAAAAGTTTACATTTAATTATGGTGGTGGAGTTACTTTCGCGGATGGTAATGTATTAACTATATTTGGAGTTACCTTAGATTTAAACCAAGCATTAGCAGCCTATAAAATAGAGTGCCAATATGTGAGTGCAGCTTGGGAGGTTAAAATTTTCCCTGCTGACGATGGAAGCGGTACAAACCATTTGGACGGTGCTGACTTATTTGAGAATAGTATAAGTAATGCTAAGATACCTGCAGACACAATATATCCTAACAGATTAAAAAATACAACTAGAGGTTATGCTCTTAGAGGTGGAGCGACAGGGATTACAGAGTACTTTTCTGCAGAATCTGCCAATGCTTTCTTAATGGGAGACGGGACAGACTTAACTAGTCAAGTTTTATCTGGCGATGTTACAGTTAGTGCAGGTGGGGTTACGGCAATTGGAGCAGGAAAGGTTACTCCTGCTATGCTATTAAATACTCCGATAGAATATAAGACAGCAGAGTTAACGATGACTACTGCTCAGATTTTATTATTAAATGGAACGCCACTGACTGTTATTGCAGCGCCTGGGACGGGATTCTTTATAGACATTATAAGTGCTACATCTCAATTAACATTTGCAGCCGCAGCATATACAGCAAACACAACAATGGCTTTAACTAATGGTGGGATAGCAATATTGCAAGATGCAGCAGCTATGTTAGGTACGTTCAATAAGATTACAAAGTTTGAAGCACCGACAGCAGCTACAGCAGGGCAGACTCAAATAATAGAAGATACAGCAGTTCAGATTGAAGTTCCTGCTGGAATCCCTGCTACAGGAGATAGTGGCATTAAAGTACAAGTTATTTACGCAATAAGAGCAATATAAAATGGGAAAGTTTTATTCAGGAACTAATACAAGAATTAAAGGTGATAAAGGAGAGCCTGGGGTTAAAGGAGCTACAGGGGCTAGCGGTACTAATGCATTATTAGGAATCTCAACTCCAACCTTTACATCAAACGATTATACATTAAAGATAGGTGATAGCGGGAAAACGTTATTACTTACTAATGCAGCAGTAGCAGGGACATTAACTGTACCGCCAGATAGTGAAGTAGCTTTCAGTATAGGAGCGCAAATATTACTAACCCAAACTGGGGCAGGAACGATAACTGCAACGGCAGGAGTTGGAGTAACTATTAATAGCGCAAATAGCTATTTAGCGTTTTCTGCTCAATATGCAGGAGCTACACTATTAAAGACTGCAGCGAACACTTGGAGTTTATTTGGTAATTTAGCTTAGATTATGATACACCCTTTCAATCATGGAATTTGGGATTCTTCTGTTACTACGAGTCCATTTGTTATGTCAATTAAGACTGATAACACAAGCGCAGGGTCATCAGGGTCTGAGCAGTTTAGGCTTCCATTAAAGTCTACGGGAACCTATAATTTTAATGTATTTTGGGGTGATGGAACTTCCGACTCTATAACAGCATGGAATCAAACAGAAAAAACCCATACATACCCTGGTTCGGGAACTTATGAGGTTAGAATATTTGGAGTTTGTGACCATATATACTTTAATTCCGTTGGGTCTGAGGATGTACTAAAACTATTAGATATTACCCAATGGGGGGATGTTGTAGTGGCGAGTATGAATCACTCGTATAAGTCGTGCCTCAATCTTGTTGGAACATGGACTGATTTTCCTGTTTTTTCTGGAGGAGTAGCTACAGGTATATCATTTAATAACGCCTTCTCTGGTTGTTCAGCACTATCAAACACAGTATTCCCTAGTTGGACTATGGGAGACTTAGGGGATTGCACTCAAATGTTTAAAGATTGTACATCTCTTAACGTAAACATAGGCTCATGGGATATTACGGGGTTTAATATAGACCTAACTCTTTTTATGGACAACACCGCTTTAACTACAGTTAATTATGATGCTATCCTGATAGCTTTTGCAGCACAAGGAGTGACCGTTCCGACAGGAAACACTTTTGACGTAGGCTCAACACAGTATACTATAGCCACATCAGGATCGTCTAGGGCAACACTAGTTGGTGCGCCTGGGTCTTGGACAATTAATGATGGAGGTGGAATATAAAGATAAGATATGGCTTCGGTAAACGATTTTAAGAATTTTACAGAATATGTTTCCAATAAGAATCAAAATGGGAACAGTTTAACTGTTTCTCAATTTAATGATGTAGCTCACAGGGCGCAAATGCAAGTATTCGAGAAAGATAGAGCTATTTTTCTTGCTAAGAATATTATGAGTGACTTTTTAAAAACCTTTGCAGATACCATTGTTTACAACAAAAACTCTGTAATAGGAGAATTTGTAATGCCTAGTGATTTGGAGCATATTTCCGAGATAAGAACGTACCACCTAAAAAAGGATGGGACAGGCATTGATGTGGAGCTAGATGAGGTGAAAAATGCTGATTGGGGCAAAATCACAGCCTCTTCGTTATTTGAAGCAACTTCTAGGTTCCCTAAATATAGTGAGTGGGGGAGTGTTGTAAGATATTTACCTAAAAACCTAAATATTATTACGTTAGACTATTTAAGAACTCCAATTGCTCCCGAATGGAAGTTTACGATAGTTAATAAGAGACCAGTCTATGATGCATCCAATAGCGTTGACTTTGAGTGGTCAAACTTCTCGTTCAATAACGTTGCAGCAATGTTCTTGCAAATAGTAGGTGTGAACTTAAAAGACGCGGAATTATCAAATTTTGCTCAATTATATAAACAGGAAACTAATAGTGTAATCTAATGATAAGCTTATTAAATATAGCAGAACAATGTCAAGCGATACTAGGAAAGGGTACTGCCCAGGAGCTTGTACAGGCTGTTAGAAATTCTTACGGAGTAGCCGTTAAGAATAATTGGTTTGAGAATAAGCAGAATGGGATTGACGAGATTAACGGGGGCTTTCAGTATACTTACAGCGACTTAAAGCCTGAATTAGATAGAAATACTAATAAGTATTACATAACCATCCCTTCCTCTTATTTGGAACTGCCACATCAGATGGGCATTAATCATGTTAGCTTTATGGATGGACAGGACTCTCCATTTTTAATAATAGCAACAAGTCAGTCAGCTTTATTTTCGGGTTTAAAATCTGAGGGTATGGGGGGCTTACAAAAGGCTAGACCCGAAGGTAACAGGATGTACTTTGATGACATGGCTAAAACTGACATTATTGTTAATAATAACAATAGAGGGATATTACTAAAGATTACGGTAGGGTTGGATACTGTTGATGTAGATGAGCAATTAAATATTTCGCCCTCTGTCACAGCAGAGATTGTTGATGCTGTAGTTAATTTATACCAAATCAAGGAGAGGGGAGCAAAAGACACACTAGTATAAGATGGGATACACTTTAAAAAATATAATTCAAGAATACCTAATAGAGATAGGGGATACTCAGTTCAATAAGTATGCCCGTTTTTATCAATTAGGGGTATCCGCAATTAGGGAGCTGAATATGAATGCAAGTGGAATTATTAAATCCATTAATATGCCTATTAAGGTTAATTCAACTTGCGATTTACCATTAGACTATTTAGAATATCGAAAGATTGGTGTTTTAGCTAGCGATGGATGCCTAATAGCATTAGGGGAGAATAATTGTGCTACCTTTTTACAGCCTTTTGACGATTGTGGTCAACCAAGGAAGGTTGTACTATCGGCAAACAATACTCCTACCAGTTCTATTGGTGGTTTAGGTTTGGTTTCTGATAACTACCCCAATAATTACCGTAATGGGGAGTTTATGGGTAGGATGTTTGGGGTTAGTGGGGGGCTGAATGGTTATGGAGATTACAGAATCGACAGGGAAAACCAATTAATACTAATATCAACTAGCAATCCCCTGACCAACTCTATAGCAATGGAATATGTTGCCGATATATCATTGTCTGATGGAGATTTTGATGTTCACCCCTATATTATTGAGTCTGTTAAGGCTTACATATATTGGAAAGCTATTCAGAGAGATAGAGGCAGAAGTATAGGAGAGAAAGAGCAAGCTAAATTTGACTATAATACTGCTGCTAGGTGGGCGCAAAGAAGGTTCACTAGTTCTACTGTCAAGGAATGGCAAGCGGGGTTTAGGTCAGGAAGTAGTGCTTCTGCTCATTTTTAATTATTTCCTTTTCAAATTCAACCTCTTGTTCCTTATCCTCAAAGGCTACATTCCATTTTTGTATAAATTCTTCTATTTCCATATCGTTGTTTTAGTTGTGTTTATTTATTGTGTTTATTCCATACCTGCGTAAATTGTTGCCATTGCTATTAATGCAATACTTTCAAACCCTATAAGTTCTTTCATTCCAAGCCAAAATAAACTTATTACCATTGATATTACTAACTTTGTTATAAACTTTTGCGTACTTGTTTTTTCCATCCTTTTAAATATTAGTCTTTATTTCTATTCCGGGCAT